CTCAACCCGCCGCCCGGTTTGTTTCGTCGCGCTGTTCCCTGCGGGCCAGCTCGACCTTCAGCCGCTGGATCTCGCCCAACGTGTGCATCAGCATGGCCGCGAGGCTGCCGCTCGTGCCGGTCCAAGCGCCCTGGAAACGGCGTGCCGCCTGTTCGCATTGCAACAAGTATTCGTCAGTCAGCGGACCCACTGTGCTCCTCCCGGTAGAGCAGCAAGGCAAGCAGTGCGTAGGACGCCAGATCCATGAGGTTGTCTTCCACGCCTTCGTGCTCGAGGCGGCCCGTGCGGTTGAACGTGGCGAGGCGCGTGACCTTGTCGCTCAATCGAACCATGGCACCCTTCCATGGCTCAATGCCTACGAACAGGGCACCGTTGCGAATGTTGGCCAGCGGGTCGTGTTCGCTCCCGTAGTCCCGGCTCTTGCTGGAGTGAAGAGCCTTCATCCTGTCGAGCAGGTCGAAGTACGCCTGGCTCGTCGGGTGCACGTAATCCGCTAGGAGCGAGTCGCCGAGCAGCCGCTGCTCGCCCACCATCTTCGGATCATCGGCCGGCGTGTTCTCCATCCGAGACTTCACGGCCGCACGCAGTTCATCATTCGCCAATTCAAAAGCCGCTGTCATCTGGCTCCCTTTCGTAAGTCTCTGTCGCAGTAGATCGGCATGGCCTTCGTGACTTCGTGCCGGCCGTGGTCAATGACGATCGCCGCCTGGCACGGTGGCTCGTAGGCCGCCTTTATTCGGGTAGCGTATGCCGAGTGTCCAATCACGCTGCCGTTTGCAACGTAGCGCCCAGCACGCAGCCACTGGAACTGATGCCAGTGGCCGAAGCACGTCAGGTCTGCCCGCTCAATGGCGTCCCACGCACCGATCGCCTTGTTCGTCGGGATCGTGATTCCGCCGATGCCGCCGCCGTACTTTACGGCATGGCCGTGATGGAACCGCACGCGGAAGCCGTCAAGATCCACGTAGTTCAGGTAGCCGGTGCCGATCTGCCAGCGGACGTTCTTGCGGGCCTCGGCCGCAGCCATCGTGAGATACAGGTGCTGCTCAAACGAATGATCCATCTCGGTGCCGACACGCAGCTTTTCCGTTGATCGCCCGTGGTTGCCGCTGTTTGTTGCCACTACCACTTCGCGGGCGTGGTCGGCCACTTGGTCGATGAATGCACGCACGATGCCGCCGATGAACCGGCACGCAGAGAGCGGGGCCAGCTGGGCCATCTCCGCAGTATCGGGGTGGATATGGCCCGAGATCAGATCCCCGCCCAACCACACCACCACGCGGTCAATCTTGGCCAGCTGCCGCTCGTGCTCGAGCAGGACGAAGAACCGCTCCTGGAGCTCGGCCATGCGTTGCTCGCACACGTCGAGATCGTAGGAGTTCAGCCCGTTCACCGTCTCGGGGTCCACGCGCTCTTCGCAGTGGATGTCTGACAGGAGCACCACCATGGTGGCGTCGTGCGGCTTCGCCTTGACAGTTTTGGTCAAGGGCCGCTTCGTGGCCTTGATGCCAGCAAGCCCGGCGATTGCGTCGGCCCTGGTGCGCTCAGCGTCGATCGCCGCCAAGGCAGACTTGTAGCGGCCTTTGAGCGTGGCAACCTCGGCCCGCAGGCGGGCGAGTTCGGCATCGGCGGCTAGTTGCGTCGCGGCGTCCAGCCGGCTTTCGACAGCCTCGGTCACGCTTTTCGATTTAGCCATGAGATGACCGCTTGCTCACCGGGTTTCTGATGCCCTCGCTCCGCCACAACTTCGGCAATCGCAACGGCCAGCGCCCGCTTCTGGCTCGCAATCCCACCAGCGTGGAACCGCTCACGGATCGCGGCGAGCTCGGCCTGGAGATCGTCAGGCAGCCGCTCGTACCACGGCGCGAAACCAGGCCGCTTTGTCTTCACGCGGGCCAGCACGTCATCAAGCAGGCTTCCCTTTTGCTTAGCCATGTCGCACCTCCTTGTACCCAAGCGTGGTCAACGTCCGCCGGATGACTCGCGCCGCCTCGGTCACGCTCTCTTCAGAGATCGTCGGCCCGAGGCTGGCGTGCAGCAGCTCGTGCACAATCGTTTCAAGTCGAGCCCCGCCACGGAGCCGCTCGTCAATGAGGATTCGAGGCCGGGCTGCGTTTGGAAAGAACGTCCACCCGGCTGCGTCACCCTTAAGGCGGGTGAACCGCAGCAACCAGCGGCGGCCGTCAATCGTGACGCTGTGATCCTCGGGCACGGCGGGCCTCCGCTTTGCGGGCGTTGGCAATCGCCCGTCGCACCAGCAACCTAGCGGCCGTGTCAACGAACGGCAGGCCACGGTCCTTCGCCTCCTCGCGCATCACGCCGACCACCTCCTCGATACGCTCGGGCTTGCTGCATTCTTCGACTCCCCAAGCGTCCATCTGTGCGGCCTTGGCGCGGCAGACGCAGGTAGGCGTTGGCTCGATGCCGAAGCGCTTCAAGAGCTTGGAGAGTTCGGTCCCTGGGCCGTGCGAGGGTGCTGCTGGCGCGGGCTGCGGTGGCTCAAAGCCTGGCTTCGGATGCCTTGGATACGCCGGATGATCTACGTCAATCGTCCACTCGTCGCCATCCTGCGCAATGACGCACGGCATGACCTGATCAAGCGAGTAGCCTCGTTCTAGGCACCGCTCCGCAAGATTGCGCCGAGAGGAAACAATCATGGAAGATTGTTCATGGTAAACGAACAATCGGTAAACACTGTAACACTACCAACCTTTGGAACGCTACATCGATTTTCAAAAACGCTATAAGTTGTCGGCGTAACGGTAATGCTTTGAGTAGGCAGAGGCGACAAAGACGCGCCAACCAAAAAGTTATTGTTATTAGAGCAAAACAAATTAGCAAAAAACGTAACCGGGCCACTTCCGCAGCACGGAATGACGCAGTTGCCACTGGGGCACCACCAGCCAGCATGCAAATCCACGACGGCAGATTCAGACCATAATTCCATTTGATACGCGAACATGTGATGCACAGAAAAATTTTGACGAGTAATGCGGCCATCCTGCGCCGGAGGAAACTGGTTAAGAATAGGGATGTGAGAATATGAAGTTATTAGAGGAGGGTCATTCTCCACCGTCCCGCAAAACGCAGTACCGCTGCGCCCTAAAAACCTTACGTCCCAAAACAGGCCGGGCGTGTCATTTGAGTTAGCAATCCATAAAACCAGAACGTATTTTTTAGCGCCGCAGCAGCCATCTTGCGTGCAACACGGAGAACAAGAAGCGCCGAGCATTGCCATATTAGCACTGTGCGGCGATGAGATACCACGCCGTCCCGTCTTTGGCGATCGCGCAGTTTCGTGAACCGGAAGCGGCAGTGAGAGCAGCGAACAGATTCACCGCCGCCACGGTATTCGGCGTGGCCGTCTGATTGAGAAAATTTACCGTCTTCGTGGCGTTGATCGACCAAGAGCCGGTGAAGGTGCAGACCCGGAACGCCTTGCCGCCGCCGCCTGTGCCGCGAAATCCAAACGTCAGCGGCCCAGCGTCCCTGTCGCCACCCTCAACGGCTCGCACCACCTTGGCGATCCGCTCGGCGGCGGGCTTCGTGAACGTGACGCGCTCCGTGCGTGCGGGCTTGCCGTCTGGCTTCTGGGCCATGGTCAGTCCTCGAGCACAGTGAGCACCAGGCGGGAGCCACCCACGGCAGCCTTCGCGGCGTAGTTGCCAGACGCCAGCCGCAGGATCGCAGCCTCACCGGCACGCAGGCTGACAGTCTCGTGCAGGTTCGTGCCGTCGAACCGGCCGAAGGACACCGTGTGCGTTGTCTCCGTGGCGAGCGAACGGGCGAAACACAGGCCGAGCGAGCCCATCGTGGCCGTGCTGATCTGCGTGACGTCCGTGCCCAGATTCAGCGTGACGGCCAGAATGCCAGCCGTGGCGATGTCGGCAGTGATGCCAGACGCGGCGAACTGCTGCGAGAGAGCGCCCTTTTGCACCTGGGCGTTGATCGTGTAGTTGACGTCTGGCATGGGGCGGGCTCCTTAGAACGGCGGGGTTCCGAATAGCGGTGTAAAAGCGACTTCTGGGTGTACTCGACGGTTCAAGATTGTCGGGGCTCCTGAGCCGGTGAAGTCGGTGTTGAATCGGATGCTTCCGTCATCGTTCAGGGCCATGACGTTGGCTGACGCCACCTTTTCATCTTCTTCGCTGAACACGTAGCACCGCTTCTTTTTGGCGCTGCTGCCTGAGCCGCTGATGTAGTTCCAGCCGACGTTCGGCAGCAAAAGATTCCAGCCGCTTTGGCGATACACGAGCTCGACGGTCACGCTCCAGTATTTGATCTCCACGCCGTTGACGACTTCGACTTGCTGCTGGCCACTAATGCCTTGGCACTTCCACTGATGCAGGGCCGCCCCCATGAACGGATCGGAGTTCACGCAGTTTGTTACCTGAGCAGCGATTGCGACAGGAAACACAGCCCGGTTGCCGCTGATGCTGCACCGAAGTTCTGATTCCTCAGTCATGGCCGACTCGAAGAAATCGCCAGCTGTGTTTATCAGTGCCTTGCGATTGGCGTTGCCGCTGCCCTGGTAGTAGACGAGCGCGGGGATGCCAGCGCCGCCAGTGCTGAAGCTCCACACGTCTTTGCGGGCCAGCGGATTGGGCTGGTTGTCTTCAGTGCCGACGTTGGGCACTTCGTAGCGGTACGTGATCTCGGCGTGCTGCCGGTCTGGCTCTGTGACGCTGCCTTCCGTGCAACGCAGGTAGGTGAATTCAGGGTGGCTTGCACCGTGAAAAATGCCAACTGCATTCAGAAGCGTCTGATGAGATTCCGGCGCGTCTGTCGTAACAACGAATTTCCGCTCGGCAGTCGGGCTCTCGCCAAACCGATGCGTAAACGTGCGCGGCAGAACCTCACGGAAGGCGAGTACGGACATGGCTAGTTCAGGATCTCCACGGTTCCGATCTGGCCATTGCGGCTGATCTGCTCGAGCAGCGTGACCTGCTTTTCCTCGGCGGCGTTTGGACCCGCTTCTGCGGCGTTTGCCTCCATGCGTTGCTGAAGAGATTGGGATGCCGTGTCGATGGCTGCGTTAAAGTTGGCCTGGAACTGCCGCAGCACGCTGCCAGAGGCTTCGGCCGCCACCTGCCGCTCAAGGTCGCCCAGCCGCTGCTTTTCCTGCGTAGTCAGCTCGCCTGGCGTGAACTGCACAACAGGCCGGCCGCCGATACTGACTGTGCGAGTTGTGCCCGCTTCCTTGTTGCGAAGCGCCTCCAACTCCTTCTCTGCCTCGCTGCGGATGTCGAGCCCCAGGATCGGGGCGAACTTCTTGATAAACGCTTCGATGAACTCGGCTAATTTGAAGAACGAATTGCCCGCCAGCTTGATGAAATCGAGCAAACCCTGAGCCACCTGCTGGGCAATCTGTTGCGGCCCGGCCTGCCTAATCACGCCAAGAAGGTCTTGGGCGATCTGGCTAATTGGACCCGCAAGCTCGCCGAGGATGGCGCCGGTCAGTCCCTTGACCGTGGCGAACACGGCGGCGAATGAGTCGTTCATGTTGTCGATCGCCTTGACGGCATCTGCATCGACAACCTGGCCAAGCGCGAGGGCTTCCTGCCTCATATTCGTTAGTGCACCAGGCCCGAGCGTGAACAACTCGCCAAGTTCGATACCGCCCTTGCCAAAAAACTTAACGGCTTGCGCTGCCCTTTCTGCCGGATCTGCAATGCGAGAGATCGCATCCACGACCTGCTCGAACTGCTGCTCAGGCGTTGCCGCCTTCAGCTCCTCAAAGACAATGCCAAGCTCTTCGAACTTCTTCTGTGCCTTATCGTCGAGAGTGGCTTTACCGATGTTAATCGTCAATTTTTGGATCTGCTTGGCGAACGACTCCACGCTCACTCCAGTGTCGGCCGCAGCCCGTGCATACGCCTGCAACGCCTCGACGCCGACGCCGGTCCGGTTGGCCACGTCGTTCAAGGCGTCAAGCTCTTCGCCCACGCTGAGGGCAAACGATGTCACCGACGTGACGGCCCCTGTAACCGAGCTGGCCAGGCTCGTGAACGCAGCCGTGGCAGCGCGAATGCCGCCCAGGGCCAGCTTGCCAATCTCAATGTTCTTCAGCGTGCTCAGATCGCTAGACGCTTTCTTCCCAGCCTCGCCCATGGAGTCGAGCTTGGCATTCACATCGGCCACAGCCTGGGCCAGCTGGGCCGTGTTGGCACTGATCTGCATTGCCAATCCAAGTGCTGTGCTCATGTCATCTGCCGTCTAGGTCGTGTTTCATCTGAGCGAGAACGTCGAGCATCTGCGTGCGGTGTTGCGGTGCGGCTTCGGTTGGGATGAAGTCTGCCGGCTTTGGAACGTGGCCACGCCGTGCGTACGGAGCCAGCATTGCACTGGCCAGCACACCCATCTGTGCCCACGAGTTGTCCAGCGGCTGGTAGTAGCGGGCAAACGCCAGCCACTCGCTCAGCTCTCGACTGTCCATCCGCTGCTCGAGCTCGCCAACCGTCATCCCGAGATGCCCGGCCAGCATGAACAGGAACCGCCGCGATGGCCTGGCGTTAAAGCTCGCCGGCTAGTTCGACTACGTCCGCCTCCGTGAGTTTGTTGTGCTTCTGTGCCACATCGAACAGTTCACCCATGACAGCACCATCAAGCGCCGCCACTTCTTCCAATTCATTGTCTTGATAAAGCCGCACGCCGTGCTCGTCGCAGAGCGTGCGAGCCAGGTAGAACGCACGGAAGTTGTCAAACTTCGCAACGCCCTTGTTGCGAATGTCGAGCCACGCCAATTCCCAGGCATCACGCTCGCCGACGCTCAGGACGCGCACGTACACGTCGAGGTTCCATTCCTTTACGTGCACCTTCAGCGGCTTGCGAACGCTCGCGGCCTTGATCTGTTCTTTCAATCCCATGGTTCAGTTGTCCAGAAGTTTGAATGTGACGGTGAACCGGGTGACGCCGTTCACTTCGTTCGCCACGCTCAGCGACTCCCATACTGCCTTGTTGGTCAAGGATTGGCCGCCGCCACTAATCGCCAGGTCGCCACGCACGCCGTAGTTGCTGGTGGCCGTGTTTGCGCCGCCCAGGCACTCGACGCTGCACGTGCCGGCTTCGTCGGTCCAAATGACGCTGCGGCCCTTCACAGCGCCGCCGCCGTAGGTCCACGTCAGGCCGGTAACTTCGACAAACGGCGTGCCGTTCCAGCTCACCGCAACGTTTGTGCTGTAGCTAGCCACGGGAGGCTCCCTGTGGGCTACGGCACCTGGAAGGCGGCAGAGCCACGGACAGCGTCATTCACAGTCAGCGTGACGCTGGAAGACTTGCAAGTGGAACTGACGCTCAGCGTGATGCCGCCAGTGATTGCCAGCGTGCCTGTCTGGCCCTGCGCAATCGGCGTGCCAGAGGCTGCCAAGTATTCGATGGTCACTTCTTTGCCGGTGTCTCCAGCCGAGCCCTTGAGCGGACGGGCCAGCGTGAGCACCGTAGCCCCTGTGGTTTGCCCGAGGTGTGAAACGTCGATCTGGTCTGCGGCGGCCTGGTCGGTGATGCTGTACGTGATGCTGGTGACGGTATACGTGCTGCCGGCAAATGAAAACGTGGTGCCGGAACCGTCATGGGGCGTGTATGGCATGTCTTATCCCTCGCTCCACCAAACGTCGTAACGCTGCGTCACCTGGTAGACCGGCGGAAGATCCGCTCCCGCCAGCTGCACAAAGTCGTCGGATTCGTCTTCCAACGACGCTTGCTTCACTTCCGTATTGTCGGAACTGCCGCCGTATCCATCCAGAACGAGCCGCATGGCGTCAGACACGCGGCGGGCCTCTTCGTAGGTGGTGCCGTAGATGCTGTATTCCACGCTAACCCGAGGCATGCCAGCAGGCGTTCCAAGCGTCTGCTCCCGCTCAATCGCTGACCGTCGCCAGGTGACAAACGGCAGGGCCGCTGACGCAGGGGCAAGCACGGGGTAAATGCGAGAGCCCAGCAGCAGGGCCACGCCGGCGTCCGTGACTAAGGCAGTGCGCAGAACATACTCTGGGGATTTGAGCGGCATGGCTACAAGCCTCTCCTAAACGGGCTGGCCATTTCTTTGATGGCGTTGTTAAGCGCCTTCGTCATCTCGGAATTCAACTTGGCGGAAATCTGCGTGCGCGTTCGCTCAAATGCGGTGCGGATTGGTGGCACGCCAGCCTTACCGCCGATTGGAAATTCACCGAGATCCACGGTGTCGCCTTTTTTGACGACTCGCACAAATCCTTTGGGCGGCTTTGGTTTCGTTGTCACCTTGCCGGAACGCTTTGCCACGACGATGCGGACGGGGCCGCTGCGTCGAAAACTGCTGGCAATGTTGCGTTTGGTCTTGCGACGCTTTGTGCCAAACTCCAGAAAGCCTTGATGCTGGCCTTTCTCGTTGGATTTCAGGTCGCTGCCTTTGCGTTTTGGTGCGGCCGTAAATCCCGCCAGCGCGACGCCCGAGCCAGTCTTTGTGTACCGCTTTGTTTTCTTGCGGATCGCTCGCCGCAGGTTGCCGGTCGGTCCTTTCGGCGTCAGCGTCTTTAGTAGCTTGAAGCCTGGGTCGATGGCCTGGCCTAATGCGGCAGCCATGTATTTGGCAGACAGGTTTTTTGGCAGCCGTGTGAACGCCGTGCGAATGGCTGCAAGCTCGGGGAACTCAACCGTAATGTCCACGCCGCCAGCCATCACGTCACCTCTTCGCAGATGGCAACGTGCTCGGCCCGGTTGTTGTACTCGAGCAGGCTGACGATGTTCAGCGTGCGGGATCGCCACGAGAACCGATCGCGCTGCGTGAGCCCAGGCAGATAGCGGAGCCGCACGCGGTGCGTGATCGTGGTGTCTTGCTGGCCAGCCGCCAAAGCCTCACGGGCGCTCACACCTTCAACGCTGGCCCAGACCGTCTGCCAATCGCTCCAAGACAGCACCGACTCGCCCAGGCTGTTGCGCGCCGCAGACGCCTGCTGCACCGTCACCCGCTCGCGGAGTTTGCCGGGGTCAATCATGCTTGCGCTTTCGGGCCGATCAAAACAACGGAAAACGAAGCAGTTCCTGAGTTAGCATAAATTTCGAGGCCAATCCCAGAGCCGCTGCAAACAGCAACCTCGTTGTTTCGTGAGACTAACTTGAAAGAGTTTCCGTCTGGCTCATCTATAGTCACTCCAGAGGAACTGCTGGAACGAAGTGCAATTCGATTTATCGAATCAAACGCAACATTGACGCCGGCGGAATCTTTGTAGCCACCAAAAGAAACAGGGCTATCAGCAGACCAGAGCGCTGCCCTTGACGTTCCTACCGTCCCGCTCACCACTGCCACTTTGCCCGTGGTGTACTCCGTGCTTTCCTGCAGCGTGATCGTCTTCAGCGACTGCACGCCGCTAGACGTGGTCGTGTCGCGGAACTCGACGTTTACGGAAATCGTCCCGGATACGTTGCTCATCGGTAAGAGCCCCAGCGTTGTGAGTCGAGCAGGGATTTCACGCCATAGGGCACGTCTTGCGGCACGGCACCAGTGGCGACAGCCGCCAAGCGGCTTTCGTACCAGTGAGCCACAAGCATCAAGATGGCGTGCCGGATCGCCGCCGGCACACTCGTGCCGCTGGCCCCGTATCCGCCCCACCAGGTGACGCTAATGGCGTTATCGTCCTGTAGGTGCGGCGGCCACGTCTGGCCGTACAAAGTCTTCACGGTGCCCGGCACGCCGTCGCGGTCCACGCGGTAGCTGGCCGTCGAGTAGGTCGCCGTGGTGCCGTTTTCAAAAGTGAACGTCAGGGCCACCGCCGTGGTCGTGCCAGCCGTTGCCATCGGCGGGCGTGGCAGCTCAATGTCGTGCGTGCCGTCAGGCGGGAAGCGGTCGAACCGCATCACCCACTGCGTATGCACCAGCGTGCGGTCCAGATACTGCTCGACCCACTCACGGGCAGCCGTAATCAGCGACCCGATGTAGGCGTCGTCAGTGGCCGTATCAACCCGCAGGTGGGCCTTGGCCTCTGCGAGCGTCACAGGCTCAACGGCTGGGGCGGTCGCTCTGGTCAGGCTTCGGTATTGCACGGCGGCGTTTCCTGGGTGTGGCGTCGGCCGTTTCGGCTTCGTGCTCGACGGCTGCCGTCTCGATCAGTTGGCCCTGCGTGTCCTCAACCGCCACCCGCTGGGCGAGCAGCTGCGTGGCCAAGCCACCGGAAATCTCAACAGTCTGCCCCTTGCGGTAGCCACGCCACGCGCGGGTAAATGTGATTTTCCTCATTGCGGCACACTCCATGCAGTTTCGGGGCGTTTGCTTGTGTTCGTGAAATCGGTAGTCCACTGGAAAACCGGCTTGCCGAGATCCCGGCCAGGCCACGTCACCACGTACTCACCGTGGCCGAGAACCACGCGGGGCGTGACGAACACACGGTTCCCGCTATCGCGCCAGTTGCGCCAGAAGTAGATGTCGGGGTCAGTTCTGCCTTCGTTCCATGAGCCGTCTGAGCCGGGCTTGCTCCAGAACCACGGTTTTTTTGCACGCTTCAGGGCGGCCGTGCTGATGACGGTAAGCCCGAAGTGGGCCGTGTCCACTTCCTGCACAGGCTCGGCGAACCACGACGCAGGCAGGCTTGTGGTGCCGTCAGGCGGCGGATTGTCGAGCGTGCCCTTCAGCGTGAGCATCGGGCGGCCGTCTTCACGCTTCGTCTGCAGCCCAGTGATGGCGTCACACTGGAACGTCATCGCCATGGCGAAAAGGTGCTCAACGTCTTCCTTCGTGAAAAACGTGTCGTAGTCGATGGTCAGCAGGTACTCGGCCTTGTCGATGAATTGTTCCATCACCCGCGTGTTCACCTGGTCCCAGAACGCACCAGTGCCCATCGTGGGGCGAATCCCTAGCGGCATGAGCGCCTGAGCCCAAGCGAAGTGATTGGCCGTAAACGACAGCCTGGGCATCGACAGGATGGCTTCCACCCGGATGTCGGCCTCGGTGCCACCAACTCGCACGATCATGCGTGACTCCAAAAAGAGAGCGGGCGGCCCCCGCTTGGAAGCCGCCCGCTCAGAGTCGCACACGAGTCAAGCCGTCAGGCTCAGCCAGCCGCACCCACGAGGCCGATGATCGGGCCGGCGACGCTCGAG